GCTGATTGAGTTAAAGTGTTCTCTAAATGCTCTTGAATCTTTAGCTAGAAAACCATATTCAATAAATTCTCTAATAGTTTTAGGATTATAATCACCATTCACAGACAAAATAGTATGACGTAATCTTGTTGTTACTTCAGAGTTACTTTTAGGATCAATTTTCTTTAAACCTTGGTTTTCTTTTTCAATCGCTTGCTCATCACCATGAGTTAATAATTTAAAAGTAATTACATTACCTGTATTAGGAAGTTTATAAGAAAATTCATTTTTACCTTTTTCAGCTAATGATTTTTCATCAATTAATTTTTCATTTAATAAAGTTAAATCAACAGTAATAATTTCTTCGTTGTCGCTATATTCTGGATAATAACTAAATGAATAATCTTTACCGTAACCTAAAATACGAGCAGCTAACATAATAGCATCTTTATCACCAATTAAAAGATCACTATAATCAAATTTAGTGATAAGCATTGATTGTAATAGTTTATCAATTACAATACCTTGTTTAATGTAGTTTTGATTAGTTAAAATGTCTTCTTCTCTAGCAGTCATGTATTTCATTTCAACTTTTCCAGATGCTAAAGGATGACCTTCGGGATACAGTAAGCCTTTTGAAGGCAATTCCACTATTTCTGTAGGGAATTTAAACTTATTTTCTTCCATAAATATTTTTTATAACTTTGTTGTCCTATATAAATATATAAGAAAAAAAGAAGCTCGCAAAAAATGCGAGCTCTTTTATGATTTTTTTATTAATTAGAAGTTCAACACACAGTAATCAGGCTGAACAGTCATAGTAAGGTTTACAGCAGTATTTTCAGTATCCCAGTTATAATCACCAAAGTTAGCTTCAGTAATCAAAGCACCTTTAATAACCCACTCAGATACAATATCACCTACAGGACCTAATACATCGAAAGTTAAATCTTTCTTATAGAAATCACTATAACCATCACGTCCAGTTACTGACTCATGGTGTAAACGTACCCATTCCATTACCGCTTGAGCACCTGATGGAGTAATAGGGTCAAACAATGTGAACTGGATGGTACCCCAAGTGGTTTTTCCTTTAACAAATCTTTGGATATTGATATGGTTCAAAGGAACAGTACCTTGGCTTACTGTTATAGCACCTACACCTTTAATTTCATAAGCAGGAATGCCATCAATGTACATGATAAAGCGGTTAGCCTGTTTTGGTTCAAAGGCGGTGAAAAATATTTCGTTTGGATTTAATACTGCCATTTTATTTATTTTGTTTTGTTATAAATATTCAATTTTTAAAAATTATGCTGGGAAAGTAACTCCTGTAGGTAAGATGTTAAAGTTCAAATAAATGAATTCAGCAGTCTTAGTAGGTTGAATGTAAATAGCACCAATTAATTGATTTCTATCAATTACATCAGCGGTATTGTTTGTATCATCCATTACTACTTTAAAAGCATATAAACCTTGACGTTGTTGTACTGATTCTAAGTATGGGTTTACTTGAGATAAGAAACTATTACGAGTAGCAATAGTATTTTGTTCAAATACCAAGTTATTAGCTACTTGAGAAATATAAGATTTTAAAGAAATTAATAATCTTCTTACATTTACACGATCCAAAGCACTAGCTTTAGTTTGTAATGTTTTCTGTCCATAAACTACAACACCTGTTCCTGGGAAAGTAGCGATTGGGTTAACTTTAGCCGTATATAAAGTATCTCTATTAGTTTGAGATAGTTTTTGTTCTGCTCTAATTACATTACCTAATCCTCCTCTGTTAATACCTGCTGGTGCAAACCAAGGTTCAGATACAGAATCATTATAGGCATACACACTACCAATCATAGTTGAAGCAGGTACCCAAACGTTTGCTCCAGTATCAGGATCAATTGTTTGTAACCAAGGCCAGTATGAAGCAGCATAAGAAGTGTTACGAGAAGCAGCTTGAGTAACTACAGTAGATACAGTAGAACCATAAGGTGCTAAATCTAATACAAAAATATTATCTCCTCTATTTTGGGTGTTTGAAATGATAGAAGTTACTTGTGAAGTTTGTAATGAATTAAATAATCCAGGAGTTAACAATACATTAAATCTGTAATCATCTTGGTTAGATAATAAACTAATCATATTGTTATAACTAGCACTAGGAATACCTTGAGCTCTGTTACCATCTGTGATTTGATCATAGTATTGACCGTTTGCAGAAATAGATCCTACAGCAAAACCAAATGAACCACTATTGTTTGAAGGAATATAAGGAGTAAAGGCAGTTTTAGCAGTACCATTATTATCAAAATAATTAGGGGTAGGATAAAGTACTGATTTAACTCTAATATACTTAGAAGCATTTGGATAAGATCCAGATACAGTAATTTGATTAGTAGTACTGTTGTAATTTAAATCATAATCACCAATTACTTTAGAAATGTAATTAGGAGCAAAAGGATCTAATGATAAGTTAGTCCAAGTTTCAAGGATAATAGGATCATTTGTATTGTCATTACCTTGTCTAATTAATAATGAGAAAGTACCTGAAGAGGTATCTGCATTTTGTATTTCCCATCTAATATTATCTGATGAACCTGAAGCTAATGAACCTGAAATGTCTAATGAGCTTGAGCTGTTCATTATAATACCCTCAGAAAGAGTTTCTAATATGAACGATCCAGATGTGTTACTTCCACTAATTGAAGTAGTAGCTGAAGTAAAAGATCCTGAAGTGACTCTTGATACTAATAAGGTTTCACCACCATTGTTAAAGTAGTTGTAAGCAGCTATTGATGTGAAATAAGTGTAAACATTACTTGCGCTTGTAAAAGTAGCACCAAAAATATTTTGATACTGACTATATGAAGTAACGATTGTTGGAACCTCAACAGGACCTTTTACTGTAGGACCGATAATAGCGGCTCCAACAGTTACAGGTTGTTGGGTGATAAATGACTGGTCATTTTCTAAAGCAAGTACGCCAGGTGATATTAAAGTTGATGCCATTTTCTTTTAGTTTTTATTCTGTTATAAATATATTAAAAAATCTTAAAAATCAGATCAATTTATAACTATTTAAATAAAAACCTTTAAGTATAAATATTATTAAGCTATATAAGCTACAATAAAATTTACTTGGTCATTGGTAGAAGCACCAATATCTCTAATTCTAAATGTATCAAAAGAAGGTCCTATAGCTTCAACCATTATAGCATTATTAGAAGGGGATGTAGAACCAGAAGCTTTAGTTGCTGTAACCCAATATTGAGTTTGGAAGGTTTTTCCTGTTAAAGCAGCAGGATTTAATATTGGAGAAATGCCAGATGCTAAAGTAGTAGAACCAGCTAATATACCTAAATTTCCTGGTCCAATCCATGTGCCTCCAGGATTAGGTAAATAGTTTTGGTTATTAGAAACTATATAAGTGGCTGTATTAGCATTACCGTTTAAACTTCCTGTTATACTTCCTGTTACTGATACACTTCCTGTTACTTTAAGTGAACCGGACAAAGTAATATCATATTGAACTGCTCCAGTAAAAGCATCTACAGATTGAGTAACATGACCTACTTGAATAGTAGCGCCTGTTGTTATACCAGTTTTAGATAATACAGCCATTTATAATAAATATCCTAAAAATTAATTTAATTTAGGAAAAGGTATAAATAATCCTTTCTCGATATCTACTTGACCTTCACCATACTTAGATTGGATTTCTTGAGCAAAAGAATTTTGTTCTTCGCTCATGTCAATCATTTGTTGTTTAATTTGATCTTTAGAAATTTCAAGGTTTAATTTTTGAATTTCAATTTGACCTAAAATGTTAATCATTTCTTGGTTTTTTGTTTGGTAACTTTTGAATTTTTCTAATTCTTCGATTGTTAATGAAACTGGTTGCATATTATATTTTTATTTTAGTTTGTTGGTATTTCTATGATTTCAAATGTAGATCCAGGAGATATTGTTTCTAATGATCCTGTAATTTGTTCTGTAACATATAATAAATATTTATTTACTACATTATTTGCATTATTATCTAATGATGCTGAAGTATTATTTACATAAAAAGGAAAACAAGCTATATAACTTGAACCGGCATTATATGCTTCTTGAGAATTATACATAAAACAATCTACCGGTGTTTCTTGTCCTGAAATAGGTAAATGGGTTACAACACGAAAATATGGATTAGAATATAGTCCATAATTGTATGTAAAATTTGATGTTGTTTGTATAGCCATATGTTATAAATATAGTAATATTATTAGAAAACGTTGATTAAAATACCATTTTGAAAATCCATATTTTGTTGTCCTGGAGGATTACCGATAATAGTAACAATTCCTGTATATCCTGTAACTGGAGTAACAGGTGCAGTTGTTATTATATTACCACTAGAATCTACTTCTAAATTTGCTACTGATGTTCCGGGAAATGCTCCTGTGCTAGTATATGCAGGTAATGACATTTGTAGGGTTTGCATACTCCAGTTAGCAACTTCACCAGTACTACCAGCATTCGTACCTTTGAGTATTCTAATTCTGTCTTGATAGAGATCAATAAACGAAGCTGAAGTGTAAGTTCCTCCTGGAGCATTAAATCCTATCTGTCCTCCTTCATTTGAAGTATCACGTGCTCCTAATGTTAAAGTATTTTCACTTGGTCCTAAACTAGATGTTCCTATAGCAGCACTACTTGTAATTAATACTCTTTGATTTAAAGTATTAACAAAAGATGATGTACTAGCAAAAGAAGCTGATGTAAAAGTTCCTGAAAAGGATCCAGTAAATGATCCTGTATAAGATGATGCGGTTACATTAGTTAGGATAGCCGCCGATCCTGATGTGATTATTTTTTTCCAGCTTGGCATTATGTTTAATTATGGTTGGTTACTAGGTTTGCCTAGCCCACTTCCCTTTAGGGCCTATAATATAATAATAAATATTAAGAAGAAACGGATGAGCGTGATGTTTTTTTAGCTTCTTTAGCTAATAAAGTTTGTAACTGTTTTTGTTTTTCTTCTTCAGCTTGGATGCGTTCTTGTTCTTGCATTTGAATATTCATTTGAATTTGAAACAAAGCATCTTCTAATTTAGTTTGTATACCAGCAACTAATTTAGCATTAATTCCTTGTATTTGTATGGCGTCTAAAGCACCTCTTGTTAAAGAAATCTCATCTAAAGATAACTCAATTGGATAGTTCATATTGTTAATATATGTACTGATTTTGTAGTTTCAAAACTAAATTGTAGAGAGTTTCAATATGTTCTCCTTTAAAAGTAGTTTGTTTAATTAAACTTAATAAAAGTTCAATTTCCTCTTTTGATAATTGATTTGATAAGATTGCATCAGGAGAAACAGATGATGGTAAATTATTTTCCCTATTTTCAATCACAACATTTTTACTAAAAAAACCCATATATTATAATATTAAGAATAAATCCAAATTGATTCGTCAGAAGAATTAACATACATGTTACCAAATCCATTTGTATTACCCCAAGTAGGTGTTCCTGCTGGTGCAGCGGCTGAAGAAGATACTGTAACTACATATGAATCAGGAGTAACTGCTGTTGCAGAACCTGATACATTATATGCTACTGCCCATCTACCAAAATTACCTGTTGAAGTTGCTTCTAAATACAAAGCATTTCCCACGTTTGATGAAGCTGAAGCAATTAAAAGACCACTATCTACAATAGATGTAGATCCTGAAGCTAATGTTAGGAATTGATCTTTTAAGTAAGTATTTGTAGTATTAATAAATGTTGTAGTACCATTAACTGTTAAGTTTCCTCCAACAGTCATATCGTTTGTAATATTAGCACTACCTAAAGTAGCAGAAGTAAAGAATCCTAAAGCACCTTGTATAGCACCAGGAGTATTAGGAGCACCAGCTGGTGAACCTGCTGTAATATAACCTGATGGTATTATTATGCTAGTAGCTGCTGATATATTAGTACCATGTAATAAACCAGAAGCCGTAATATTAGAACCAGATAAGTTTGTTGAGTAAACGTTTGTTAATCCTATTAAAGAAGCAGCTGTTTGTCCTAAAGTTACAATAGTAGTTCCTATAGTAGAAGAACTAACATTTAAATGTCCTACTTGAATACTACCACTTCTAATAACACCTGTTACCGAAACACCGGATGTTACTGTAAAATCTATATTAGCACTATCTACAAATCTTCCATCTTCAAGTACTGCTTTTCTTGAACCAGTTACAAAATGAGATGAACCTGTATCTATACGTAAAGCATTACTTCCGCTTTTTGTTAAACCACCGTCTGTACTACCTGTAATTTGTGTTAATACATCTGATAAAGTAATTTTTTGTAATGCTGCTGAACCTGAAACTACAAAGGGTTCATTTGTAATAACAGTTACTGTACCAGGAATGTTTAGGCCTGTAGCTGTTATACCTGTAATACCAGTACCATCACCAAAGAACGAACCTGTAAATGAACCTGTTATTTTGGTTGAAGTTAAGGGAGTTGTTGTTGTAATTACTTGATTAGTACCTACATTTAATTGATTTAGTATTGCGTCACTACCTGAGACTATTACTTTTTTCCAGCTTGCCATTGTTTATATAGTTATAAATATTTATGTTCCAAAGAAAAATTCACCTGAACTGGAATAAAATATACCTCCAGTAATAGCGGATGGTGTTGTAGATCTTGCTTCTAATTGTATAGTGCCTTCTGTATTTATTTTAAATAATTCTCTTGAACCTGATTGAATTAAGAAGAAATTAGGAGTTAAATTAACAGAGGCAGTAATAGATCCTGTTGATATAATATTTGAAGCTCCAATTCCAGCAAATGAACCTGAAAATGAACCTGTAAAAGAGGTCGCAATTAATGACCCTGATATTAGTGTAGAGCCAGAAACAATTAGTCCGTTTTTTACTTTAAATTCACCTGCCATATTTTTACCCCTTCATTGTCCAGGGCTTAATTATAAATATTAATAATATCGGAGAGTAGCTCTAAATTGATAAGAATTTAATCCTGCATTTGTTGCTTGGATTTCAAAATTAGGGGTTGAAACAGCAGCAAAAGTAATTGCTGTAGTATTACCTATATCCATTGTAGTTGTTTCAGTAAATACTTGAGTTGGTGTTCCTGTGCTATTAAAACTTGCCATTATAGTTCCAGCTCTTTGGTCCGCTCCTGTTATTGTATCAATAATAAAATATTCTATAAATACAGACATAGGAATAGCAAATGGTTTATTAAAAATTGTAACTGTACCTAATCCTAAAATTTGATCAATATATTCTTGACTTGCAGATGAATAAGTATTTGAATTAATTTGATAAATACTACCTGTTACAGATAAAGACCCTGTTATTTCTGCTGAACCTGTGTAAGGGAATGTACTTGAATTTAAAACATATGAAGCTGTTTGTGCCCAAGAAGAAGTAGCTAATAATACATCAGTTATAGGATTATATTTAGGCCCTGTTGCTGAATAGTATAAAGCAGAGGTTGAACCTGTTCCTGATAAGAAAGGGATATTATATCCAAAATTAGATACTATATTTTGGACTATAATTTGATTTGAAACAAGCGCAAAAGATGATGTAATTGCTCTTGAAGAACTTACAGCAAAAGAAGCACTTACCGCATTTAAAACATAAGATGCACTAACTGCATTTAAAACATAAGATGCACTTACCGCATTTAAAACATAAGATGCACTTTCAGCTAATAAAATATATGAAGAAGATATTGCTTGAGATGCACTTACAGCCCAAGATGAAGTTAAGGCAGCAGATGCTGTTATTGCTCTTGAAGAACTTATAGCCCAAGATGAACTAACAGCTTGAGATGAACTTAAAGCATAAGAAGCACTTAATACATAAGATGCACTTTCAGCTAATAAAACATAAGATGCACTTTCAGCTAATAAAACATAAGATGCACTTACAGCATTTAAAACATATGAAGCACTAACAGCATTTCTGACAAAAGAGGCAGTAATAGCTTGAGATGCACTAATAGCCCAAGATGAAGTTAAGGCAGCAGAAGCAGTAATCGCCCAAGAAGAAGATAAAGCAGTTGATGCTGATAAAGCCCAAGAACCTGTTCCTAATAAAGAACCAGTAAATGAACCTGTAAATGAAGAACCAGTAACACTACCTATAAATCTTGTAGAACCTGTTACTAATAATGAACCAGTTAAACTAACAGCATTACCTCCTAATAAAGTAAAATTACCACTGCCACTTAATACTCCAGCATCGTTGAATTGTATTGTTGTATTAGCGCCTCCAGGTGTACCTGCACCACCTCCACCACCAAATGCAGATGATGCGGTTATAAACAGTTGACCAGTTGTATTGTTAAAAGTAACAACGTGGGACTGTGCGGTTGATTGATTTATTAATCCTCTAAATATAACACTACCTGTTGAATTTAAAGAACCAGATAATGTTGTAGAACCACTTACAGATAAAGACCCAGTTATACCTAAAGAACCAGTAATTAAAGCCGAACCTGAAAATGGGAATGAGGATGCTCCTTCTACATATGATGCTGTTAAAGCATATGATGAACTAACTGCTTGTGATGAACTAACTGCTTGTGATGAACTAACGGCAAACGATGCTGTAGCAGGTATTCCTACAGTAATAGTAATATCATTAAAATTTCCTACAGAAGCAGAAACTGACCCTGAAAAATTGATTTTATTGACTTGGGTAGTTATTAGTTGCCCGCTGTCTTCAATTTTTAATTGTATTAAACCAGGTTTTGTTAGTAGGGCCATTAATCTATACTATCAGTAGTTTCAAAAAAGATTGTAGTTTTAGTTTTATTATTAAATTTATTAATAGCTGTTGTGTCTTTTTGTATAGTATCAGGTATAATATAACCATGCAAATTAACATCAAATGTACTTCTAACTACTCGTTCTGCGGATTCATTTAATTCAGTTTGAAAACCAAATGAATTAATTTTAGCTTGAAATTTAAAACGTTCAGGATTACCCCAATATGCTTCTGAAGCGTAATTCATTGCTTCAACTATTTTATTTAATTGTTCTACATAATATGTAAAAATAATAAATGAATAAGTTATAGTTACATAATCTGGAGCAACAACAGCATAATATTGTTTTTCTGGTTTTCTATTGTTTAGTACAGAAAAACTATCATACGCATTTCTTGGGTCATATGATTTTTGAAATATTCCATAATTGTTAGGATTATTAGCATCTAATTTATTTGCTAATGATTTATTTTTTTCAATATTATTACGTTTAAAAATAATTAAAGGAGCCATTAAGCTACCTTTTAAATCTCTTAAATATCCATCTTTTTGGTATGATTTCCATTTTTCAGGAGAAGCATATAACACAGGAACAGGAATTGATTCACCATTTTGTATTACAGTTGGTTTAATAACATTTTCTAAATAATAAAAAACAGCCTCATCAATGTCTTGAATACCAACAGTGTATGGTTTTACAGTATCATCTCTCCAAGATTGTTGTAATGCTCTATTTTTTGGATTAGGAACAGCATTATTAGGATTACCTTGTTCTTGATCATAAGGAGTTACTAAAGAATTAGCTATCTCTTTTTGTGTTTTTGGTATAGGTTTTCTTTGTTTAGCCATTATAATCTTTGTTTAATTATGTTTAATCTATCTGCAGGTACATAGTGAGCATTACATATGATAGAAACATTATAACCATAATCTTCTAATCCTGGATTTAATGGGTTGTTTCTATTATCATCATAATATGGGTATTGTGGGTCTTTACCTACAAAATATTGGTTAGCATTTGTATTATCTATTTCCCAATATCCTTCTCTATACATTACAAAATCACCAACTTCAGGAACAACATTAGCATCAATTAAATCATCTCTTAAAAATCTATAAGTAATAGGCCATGCAAATCCTACTTCATCATCTTGAATAGGAGAAGTTTGGTCATTTCTTTCTACTAAAGCATTTAATAAAACTGGTGGTTCAAATGCTCTTCCACTAGATGCTTCACCATACATATTTACTTTAGTTTCTGTAATATTGCATTTATAAAATACTACTTCTTGTGAAATAATATTTCCCATTAACTCACGGTTAATATGTCTAAATAAACTTATATCACGTGCTTCTCCGTATAAAGCCATATTATCCTATATAAATTGTCATTGGTACTTGATTAATTTCTTGTTGGCGAGCTGTTGATTCTGCTGCTCTTCTTTCAAGTAAAGATTGTTTTGAGGTTTGGTCAAAAAAGTCTCTTAATCGTGTAATTAAAGCTTCTTTTTCTGAAGTAGCAGCAGTTATTAAATCTCCTTGATTTAAAGTTACTTCAGCACCGGGAATAGGAATTGTTGAGTATTTGCCTCTAACATATCCTAACATTTCTTTACATAAAGCTAAAGTATATTCAAAAATCCAACTTCTACCAATTGAAGTAATATTAGCATAAGTAGGATTATTATATGGTACTTTACTAATGTTATTTATTTTACCTGGAGCTTGTGTTATTGCTGAATTATATCTATCATCTGTTTTAATGTAATTAAACCATAATTGAGATCCTTCATCATCAGTGCCAGGAATAGGGAATATTCTTAATTTATTGTTTACTAATTGAAAAGTGTAATTAGAATATCTAACATCATTACTCATTTCAATAGCATTAATATTAGCCATATCATAACTTAAAGGCATTAAAACAAAGTTAGTTGAAGGTCCATAACCAGCTAAACCCATTAAACCAACAGCTGCTGTAGTACCAGGGCCTAAGCCAGCCCAAGGGCTATACAATTGATTAATCGCTGGAGTACCTTCATAGAATATTCTTTTAATTTCAATCCCTCCGGTAATGCTTTGAGAAATTGCCCAATTAGTTAAATCATAATCTTGTAAACTAGAAGTTAAAGCAATTGAACCACTATACCAAGTTACATTACCTCCAGTGCCTGCTTCTTCAGCATATTGTTGAGATAATTTTATAATAGGACCTAAACTAGGAGTTATTAAAGCATTATTTAAATTAGAACCTGTATTTACACCTTCTAAAGACAAATAATTATCTCTGGCTTGAAAAGCATATAACTCATTACCGTACACAGTTATTGCTTCTTCAAAAGCAGTATAAAAATTTAAATCTTGTAGTTCAACATTTTCAATAGGATAACCTAAACGTAAAGCACAAAATCTAGTTACTTTATCTGCGTCTGTTTGGAACTGGTAGTCATTATCATAGAATCCAAAAGGAGTCATTCCTGGGAAGAATGATGATGAACCAGGATATATTGGGATGTTAGCCATAGTAATATTTTGTTATAAATATTAAAACGGTCTAAAATATTTTACAATAAAGAACTTGATCTCCAAGCACCACCCATCCACACGTAAATATAATGATTACCTCCTGAACTTCCAAACATAAATTGTCCGTCTGTTCCCGTAAATGCAGGAATGCCTGATGAAGTTGGGAATACTTTTGAACTAGATGCTATTAAAGAACCACTGATTACAACATTACCTCCATTTTTCTGAAGAGTAATTATTGAACCTGTTGCTTCTATAAAAGATAAATTTGAACCTATATTTAATATAACACCATTTCCTGCTTTAACAGCTCCACCTTGATCAAAAATAATATTTGCTGATGAGGTACCATCTCCGATGTAAATGTCTCCAGTGCCTTTTCCTAAAAATACACTTCCTGATACTGATGTGAATTGTAAATTTCCTACAGGGTCTAAGTAAATACTACCGCCTTTAGTCCCATCACTGCTTGTAATATAAATACCCCCATTAGGATTTAAGTTAATTACACTTGATGTAAAATACCCAAAACTACCTGTGTTAGAATTTATTGTTTTACTTGATATAGAATTTGATACAGTTAAATTAGCTGCTGAAATTGGTCCACTAGAACTTATAAAACTAGCAGTAATAGCACCATCATTAATTCTAGCATAAGATGAAGTAAAAGGTCCTATATTTAAAGTACTACCTGTAATTGTTAATCTAGTATCTGATGATCCTAATGTTAAAAATACACTTTTTCCCTCTTCACCTTTAATAGCACCATCAAAATCAAATACTATATTTGCTGAGCTTGTACCATCACCAATATAAACATCTTGAACTCCTCTAGATAAATAAACACTTCCTGAGGTACTATCTAATACAAGATTACCTAGGTTATCTAGAAATATAGCTCCTCCTGTTACTGATGAACTATAATTAAAATAAAGTCCTTGGTTTTGTAATAATGTTAAAGTAGAGGCTGTTATATCACTAACAAAAACATTATTAACATTAATACTACTTGCGCTTAATATAGGGGTAGAAATAAAACTTGCAGATAAACTACCAGTTAAAGAAGCATTTGATATTTTAGCGTAAGAGGATGTAAATGTTCCTAATTCTAAATTACCACCAGCAATATCTACTGTACTACCTGTAATTATAATTGGAGTATCTCCTGAACCTAAAGTAATATTAGCCCCACTACCTGGAGCCGCTTTTATAGCACCAGCAATATCGAAAATAATATTAGCAGATTGGGTACCATCACCTATGTAAATATCATTTTTACCAGGACCAAATAATACATCATTAGAAGCTGATAATATAAGATTACCCATATTATCAGTAGTAATAGAAGCTAATATAGAGTTATCACTACCTGAAAATAGTACTTGACTTTGTGAAGGGTATATTCTTATATCTTTTCCCATTAGAATATTCTTGCACCTTTTAATCTAAATAATGGATCAGTTGGTGTTTGATTATACATAGTCTTAGCCATTGTTTGATCTAGATTATTAAAGTATCTTAAATTAAAATTATTAGAAAACACTTGTACTTGATCCGTATTAGGTGCTACTAATCTACTTGAAATATTAGCAAAAGCAGCATATCCATGTTGAGTATTTAATCCAGCTAATGCTATTTGAAAATGTCCAGATCCTGTTAAACTAAAGGTTCTACTGAAATTTGTTGGTGTGGTTACTTTTGGTAATGTAAATTGTTCTGATAATTCACCACCATTTTTTAATACTACCATATATAAAGCACCACTATATTGTTGTTCAGCCTGCCATGCAATAGATGGAGTCACATAATAATCAAAATTAACATCAAAACTAGCACTTACCCCTTCATCTAACCATAAATAAGCTCCTAATATTGGATTTCTCCAATCAACTTGAAGGAATTGTTTATAAAATTTATAATAAGGATCATTTTCTGGTTTTATCCATATCCCAGAATTATTTAAAAATAAATCAAATCCTTGTCTGTTATGATTTTTTATATATACAGGAATATTATGAGATGGTCCACCATAAGAAGAGGTAATATATGATTGTAAAGGAGCATTAACTAAACTTAAAGATAATCTTCTTCCATCAAATCCACCTCGTCTAGGAAGTAAAAATGGTGTTTTAAATCCTTTATCTAAAAATGATTGCATAAAAAACACACCACCATTTTGATGTACAAATCCTATTCTATTACTATCAATAATTATAGAATATTGAGTACCAAAACTATCTAGGTTTTGAGAATAAGCTACAGTACCTGTAACCCCTTCAATGTGGTTTCTTTTTATTAAATAAAATGAGTTATAAGGAGTAGTATAAACAGCTTGATATCCTGCCGCACCAGGTAACGGAATATTACCTCCATATACTAAATTATAAGAATATATTGTTTGGCTAAAATTTGCATTAAAACCGGTTTGAGTAGTAATACCATAAATTATATTTCCTGTAGATATAATAGGTGCTTGAAAGTTGGGACTTGAAAAACCATTTAAAGAGATTGTTTGAAATCCAGAAATAAGACAATGGCGAGTAGCAAATCCTGATCTGTTAGGCCAGTACATACCACTACTAGCAACACTCATGTTATAATTGTTATAAAAAGTGCATCCTTGTACTAATCCCATATAATTATACCAGTTTTGTTCACCTAAACCAAAACCTGAGTATATTAAGCTTGCAGCTGTTCCTACTTGAGGAAACTGACCTGTTAGATGTTGGAAAGATGTATTTTCAAATTTAATTCTTCTAACAAAACGAGCAGTAGCAGAGCCTAGTACAGCAATTCTTCCTACATCCCAATCTCTAGAACTTGAATTAAATGATCCTGAGAATTTAAGAGATCTATTTAGTTTTATAACTGTATTTCCTTTTTCAGGTGTACCTTCTTCAAAAGTTCTATCTAAATAAATAACATTACCTGCACTTTTACTTATAATTCTATAATGTTGAGTAAAATTATCTAAAAAACTTGCAGAAGTTAAACTTGAACTAGGAAATATTAGAGAGGAATAGTTAGTAACATCTGATATAGGGTTTAGGTTATATCTTGAAATTAAAGCAATTTCATCTCCTATATTTAAATCAGAAGTATTATTTAATTGAATACTGTTTGAATAATTTAAATGTACTCTAAAAGATCTAAAAGTATTATCAGTAGATGTAGCTTGAGTTAATCCTTGGGTTTCAATTCTTAAGAATCTATAAGTATGAGGTCCTCCAATATTAAAACTTCTAAAAGTTTCATTATTTGTTCGTCTTCTAAAATCAACAATTGAAGAGGTTAATGGAGTCCAGTTTGAGGCAGTCATAGCTAAACCTGAACCTGTTATATCATTACTTCCTGAAAATTGAATACCTCTAGAGGCGGTCATACTTTGACCAATTGTTAAAAAATTTTCTAAAAATCCAACTCTATTGAATTCAATAGGTTTATTAAAATCTATAATTACACTTCTAGTAAAACCTACACCTAAAGCATAGTTAGTAGCATAATCCCCAACATTTAATGTAAAACGAAACCAATCAAAATTTGTACTACCTGAGGAATTTGTACCCCAAATGTATGGAAAAGATCCTGAATCTAGGATAGGATCTATTTGATATTCTTCGGCTCCTCTATAAGCAAATGCTAAATCTTTAAATTCTAAAGGATCAGTTACTGTAGAATTTAATTTAATTACTTGGTGTCCTGGAGAATGAGAATATTCAACTCCTGTTTCTTCTATTTGGTCACCAATATTTACTGTAATAGGAGAATCAACAGTTAATTTAGTAAATTTATTATATATTTTATATCTTGTGCATACAAAAGCATCATTACCATTTGTATACAAACCGCATCTTCCCCAAAATGATCCTGCTCTAGCATATTCATCAAATATTAAAGTATCATCAACATATCCTTTAACAAATTCTTTTGATGCCTCTAATGTAATTTTCTTTAACCCATCAACAGGATAACTTCCTGTGTATATGTTAGTAATAACATCATTATCTATATTTTTCTGCCTCATGTACATTCTTGAAAAAGAAGGTTGGATTGTAAATGAGGTTCTTAGTGGTTGGTTAGTTGATGTAGGTGCAAATTGGTCTGAGTCAACTGAAGGTTCGGATTGAATATAAACACCATATTCATTTCTACTAGCTGAACCTTCTGTAATACCTCTTAAATTAGATATCCAAGCCTCTACTTTAACATTATCTAACATTGTATCTCTAACAAAGATATGTCTATAAGCTGTACTTGTCCATTGGATTAAACCATAACTAGAGGATAAAGTCCAATCACTAAAAAGAGCTGATTTGGTTATATCGGTGGTCCAATCTGTTAAATTAGACCCAGTAGTAAAATCATAATCTTTTAATAATACATCATAACTTCCTGTTACTTGAGTAATAGTTCTTAATTCATTGTTAATTAATACTTTATCACCTACTTGAAAGCGTTCACTATCTACTATTAATTCAGTTGAGGAAGCAGTTGCTTTAATAACAGCATCAATTCCTCTAAATCTTTTTACATATAATCTTTTAGTACCAGCATCTTTACCTGCTACCTCAAAACATTCATCCCAAGATGAAAATGTACTTACATATTGAGATCTAAAACCATTATCAGTTCTTGATTGAGTTAAATTTCTTTCACCAACAAAAATATCATCATCTATTTCAAACCCAGAAACATCATTAACTGTTAAATAATGATCTCCAATATTAGCACTTTGAGATAAAGTAGTATTTGTTCTATTTTCATCTCCCTCTATAATTAAATATTGTAAGTTTTGATCATTAGCTACGATACCATTGATGTTTCTTAAAACACCACCTTCTGTACTTGCTGATGCATAACTATTATTAAATCTAAATAATCCAGAACCAGTCATCATAAAGGTTCCATCATTTAAAAGTAAATATCCACCTAATGCTAACGTACTACCACTTCTCATTCTAACATCACCACCATTTTCAATAGTTAAAGCGGGATCTGTAAATGAACTTGTTAATGTAATGGTACCCATTGCTGGAGTTATAAGAATAGTTCCTGGTCTAAATTGAACAAAGGCACCATTAGGTATAACTCCTCCTAATTTAGAAGGTAAGGATTGAGTAGCAGGAAAAACATCATAACTCCAAGAATAATATCCTGTGTCTATAGATGCACTAATAAATTGAGTAGCACTACATGTTATATAATTTAATTTTATTTCTTCATCTCTATCAGTATAAGTATAAAAACTTCCTGATACAGGAAAACCAACAGTAGATGCTACTGTTATTGATTGTGTTCCAAAAAAAGGTAGATAACCACCAGCAAAGTTAACTGTAGTTCTTAAACCTCTAACAAAAACTTGATCACTAGCTGTTGGAACAATTCCACCATACCATGTAGCAGTATCATTCCAAGAAGCTGAGTTGCCTGGAAAAAATGCACCGGATATTGAAAATCTAATTGGCATTAGTTACCTAATTTTTCTTTAATTTTGTATAAATAATCTAGAGCTGCTTGATAAGACAAATCAGCATCTGGTTTTTCTAATTCTTTTTTTACTTCTTCGATTCTTTGGTCTATTTCACTAATTAAAAATGAAACTGTGTTTTCTGTTTTTAAATCATGGGTTTCTTTGTTGTATTCCCAAAGTCCATAATATAAAGAGGAATAAACGTAAGTCCATCTTTCACCGAGAATTTTTATAACATCATTCATACTAATTATAAATATTAAATATTAGAATAATTTTGCGCCTTTTAATCTAAATTTAGGATTTGTTTGTGGATATTGATTGTTTGCATTTCTAAATTGAGTAGTTAAAGCACCATCTAAAAATCTCATATCAAAATAATTGTTTAAAACAAACACACTTGAGGTTTGAGGGGCAATTAATCTACTTGTAATGTTTTTTAAAGCAACATACCCAGCAGCAGTAATATCTTGAGCTAAACATATAGCATATACTCCTTGTCCTTCTAATTGATATGTTACTTCATAATGTTGAGGTGTTAATGATTTTTGAATACGATTTAATGGACTTACTAACTTTCCATTTTTATATAAATAAGTACATAATCCACCAACATATGAAGAACTTACAGGAATAAATATTGGATTCCTATAAACATATTCAGGAGCACTTCCTGTAAATACATAAACATTATAATTAATGTTAGGAGCATTAGCTAAATCATAAGCAAAACCACCTTCAGTTTGAATCCATTGACTCATGTCATGATAATAGTCAAATCCAACGGTAAAAGAGGCTGTTGTATTATCCTCAATAGCTACTTGGGCTGTTATCATAGCATTTTTCCAATAGTAAGTATTACTAAATGGTTGATCCATTCTACCTAATTGAACACTTCCTGAAAAATGGTAAAATTTGTACCATTCATTATTTGGTTCTTTTATAATCCAACCTTGGTTATTTGTAACTACATCATACCCATATCTATTATAATCTTTAACAGGAGATGAATAACTACCAACATTTAAAGAACCACCACCAACATTTAATAAACCATAGTTATTATTATTACTAAATCTATTAGCATCATAACTTAATCTATTAGACAATAACATTCTTTCTATTGGAAATGTTGGATATGCAGAATAATTTATTGTACCGCCTGATGTTCTTCCTACAGTAGCAAATTCAATTTTATTGTCCTTAAACTCAAATCTTAAGAGCATATCAGGAATAAAGTTATAAGGTATACCAAAATTCATTAATTGACCACCACCAAGATAAAGATTTCTATTATGTTTATAATACATTCCAATAGTTGTTCTAAAATTTGTTTGGAAAAAAGTTCCCCATCCAAAAAAAGCATTAGTACAATAAAAGAAGTTATGAGATGCATTAGAATATGTTCCCATAGTTATACTAGCATCAGCCATTCCAATAAATGTATTACCAGTCATTATATAAGGAAGCTGAATTGTTGTAGTATGTTGAGAAGGGGGAAACCAACCAGCATCAGCAAAAACATTATGTCTTAATTGGTAATTAGATTTTTGTGTTGAACTACCTCCTTGCCAATTATAACTAGAGGAATAACAATTATAAAAACTGCATCCTTTTAATATTGCTGGTTCCCAAGCGTTAGTATATGTGTAAGTAAATGCTCCCCAGGTTCTACCAGGTGTACCACCAAAATAATAATAGTTATCTGTTAAATATTGAAAACCAACATTTTTAAATACAGATTTTGCTTGAAAAGTAGTACCTATTGATCCTCTAATTCTTCCTGTACCTATAGTACCTGGAGTTAATGATCCTGAAAAGTTTAATTTTTTGTTTATTTTAAATACTTGGGTTCCTTTTTGAATAATAAAATTTACTTTTCTATCTAAAGTTAATACACTACCGCTTTTTCCTGTTATTGTAAAATAACTAGCATAAGTTCCATCTAATAAAGGTAAGTCAGATCCTGATACTAATGTGTTCCAAAGAAGATCAAATGTTGATGGGTCAGAATTCATTCTACCTATTGCTGTTCTTGGAGTTAAAACAATCTGATCTCCTACATTAAAATCTGAAGTGTTATTTAATATTATCTGGTTTAGACTTCCACTTCTTACTGATATATTAAGATAGTTTGTATTTGTTAAACCTAAACCTGTAAAAGTAGCACCGTTATTTTGTAATCTTATATAACGATAAACATGAGTACCTCCTAAATCCCAATCTCGTATACTTTGTTCATTAACTCTTGCTCTTCTATCTATACCTCCACTTAATGGAACCCAAGTATATAAATCATTACTTGCAGATATTGATAATCCTCCTGAAATTGAGGAGGTAAAATTTTGCATTATGGCTGTAAATTGTTCATTAAAACCAAAATTACTAAAACTTACTGGGGTTATTAAATCTAAAATTACACTAGATCCTGTTAATGTACCACCAGCACCGGTACCTACGTTAAATCCATTTAAAACACCATCTACTAAAGGAGCACCAAATACAGATCTACCTCCAGTTCCTGTTTGAACAAATTCTTGAGTAGGTCTTGTATTAATACTATAAATGTAGGGCCAAATTCCATTATTTTCATTATTTTCAGCTCCTCTATAAGCAAAAGCTAAATTTTTATGTGCTCCAGGATCTAAAATAACAGATGATAATTTAATTACTTGGTTATTTATATCATGAGGGGATTCTACTCCAGATTCATATACAATATCATTAGAAGTTAATCCTGTTATAGGAGAATCTAAAACAATTTTTTGACATTTAGCATAAACTTTAAACCTAGTATAAACTACTTTAAAATTTTGTGTTGCAATACCAAGTCTTCCTGCTGTTGCTCCCCATTTATCTATAGATTCATAATAACAAACATCATCAAGATATGCTTTAACAAATCCTCTACTATGTTCAAGAGTTATTTTTCTTTCTTCTTCAATATTAGTAATTCCGGCTAAAAAAGGTTTATATTTATCTGAATAATTTGGTTCTCCTTTATTGATAACCATAAAACTAGATTGGAATGGATTTATAAAAGCTGCGGTTTTATAATATTGTCCGGAACCAAGACCATTTATTTGTCTTTCATCAAAATCATTTGTGGGTTCAGCATGAAGTATAACACCATAAGAGTTAATATTATCTCTAAAAGCAGGTGATGTTAAAGATCCACTTAAATTAAATGAATCATTTTTAACCCAAGCCTCTACTTTAACATTATCTCTAAATATATTTTTTATTACAGTGGCTCTATATTGGTTAATAGCTTCATTTGCTTGTAAAGTTAAACCTTTACCAGGGGCAAGATTCCAATTCATAAAAGCAGGACTTCTTGTAGGATCTAATTCCCAATCAGATAAGAAAGCAGAAGCAGATGGAGAAGTAAAATCATAATCTCTTAAAAGATAGTCATAACTACTAGTAACTTCAATTATTATTCTTTCTTGATTATTAATTAATATTTTATCTCCTACTTTAAAACGTTCTTCATCTACAATTATTTCTGTTGATGAAGCTGTTGCTAATATTTTACCTTCTAAACCATTCATTCTTTGAATATAAAGTTTATTAGGTATACTTCCTGTATCTTTACCTAAAACATAAAAAGTTTCATCTTCTGAAGTACGATATTGAGAATAAACAGTAGTAAATAAACCAGTAAAGTTATTTGCATCATCTTGTCTTTCATAACCAATTTGATCTTCTCCAACAAATATCCAATCTCCAAATTCAAAATTAGAAGCATTTTGTACTGATAAAAAAGTATCACCTACACTAGCACTATTAGTTAAAACAGTATTAGTTCTTACCTCTGGTCCTTCCATTATTAATCTTGAAAAAGGAAAATCATTCATACTAATATAACTTGCTGATTCTGGGGTTGATATATTGCCTGTACTTATGAATCTTGATCCTGAAAATAAATTAAAGAATACAAAGCTTGCTGAATCTTGTGCTCTTAAAGTACCATCATTTATGTTAATACCATTACGAATAAAATAACTAGAGGTTCCACTTAAAGCAAATTCTCCACCATTTTCTATAGTTAATATTTTTGATATCGCTGAACTAGATCCTGATAGAGCAATTACCCCTGGTCTAAATTGAATAAGAGCACCAGCAGGGATAACTCCTGATCTTTTATCAGGAAAATCAAATAATGGTTGGTTTGGGTAACTTGGTTGTTGTCCCCAAGGGGCACTATAGGCTTGATCTACACTTACTCCTAATAATCTGTTAGAACCTGAAATTCCTTGGTAGTTTAATCTAACTTCTTGATTTCTATCAGTATAGGTATATAATTGGGCTCCACCTGATGGGAAACCAATATTACTAGCTACAAAAAATTCACTAGCTGTTCCTGGCCAAAATGGAGTATTAGCACTAACTGTTGTTCTTATTCCTCTTATCCAAACATCATCACTTGAAGTTGGAACTATTCCTTCATACCATATAGAGGGATTATTCCAAGAGGCTGTTCCAAAAAATGAACTTGATATTGTAAACCTATCTGGCATTGTCTTATTGTATTATTTGTAACTTGTTTATGTCTTTTCTTTCACCATATATTAAATAAAAACAATCAATATGATCTTCACATTTAATATATACTTTATTATCTTTTATTCTATCAACATATACAGCTTGATAACTTCCTACAGGAGTTAATTGTATTGTTATAGTTGATTCATCTACTAATCCAGTCCATTCTTCAGGTAGTTCTATAATTTCAGAAGATGTTCTTCCTCTAACATAAACTCCATGTTCTGGTCCCTCTAAAACCCCATATACTAATCGTTTATTAGGTTGGGTAGGATGAATAATATTAAATGATTTTTCTGTTGCGTGTAATACACCATTAATTACTACTGAACCTGAAATTAGTGCTGAACCTGTGAATGGAAAAGGTAAAGCACCTACTCCTGTTAAATTAGAACCGTCACCATAAAAAGAATTTGCTCTAACATTACCTCCAACTTGAAAAAGTTTATCAGGAGATGGAACATTTCCTATAGTAACAAAACCATCATTTCGTAAAGTAATGGATTGAGTATTTTCTACGAAAATACCTACTGAACCACTATCTACTTTATTTAAACCATTAGGATCTATTCCTTTATATATCATAACTTATTAACTTATTTCTAATACTGATACTATTATATCGGTTGAGTTATTTAGGGAAGATGAAACAGTTAAATAATCGCTAGATTCTAAAACTAACTTTTGTTCCCCACCCACTAATACTAAATTACTTCCTGCTGGTACTAGAGCGTTTTTAATAACATACGCACTTTTAGCCGCGCTGTTGTCATAAAGTTTGATGTCTACGTTTATAGACGATGTAACCACGTTAGATACAGCAACTCCAATAATAGTTGCGGTAACTCCTATAGCAGCATAAACAGTTGTTTCGGTTGTACCTAAAGAACTTGATATACTATTTTTAAAAGTATTTGCCATTGATTATAAATATATTAACCTAAGGCAATTGCCATAGCAATTGCATTATCTACTACATTAATTCCGTTTGATATTACAGCCCCTGTTGCTATTATTGATCCTGAAATATTTACTGAACCACTTATACTAGCTGAGGTATTTACTCTAAATCCTAAAGCTGGAGATATAGAAGCAGTGAATGAACCGCTTGCTATTTGAGATAAATTTAAACCAACAATAGCACTAGCTGATAGATTTGTTAATCCTGAACCGTCTCCTGTAAATGACCCTGTAAATGATCCTGTGTAACCTCTTGTTCTATTATCTGCTAATGTTCTTCCAGCATATTGTACTACTGTAACTTTATAAGGAGTTGAATATGAACCATTACCAGGGTCAGCAATTGCTAAAATACCAGTTTTATATTGGAAAATCCAGTTAATAGCATCGGTAGGGAATATTTGGTTACCTAAGTTATCTGTTAAAATTACAGTGTAGGCTGAACCATACTTATCACTGATAAAGTTTCTTTGATAGAAAGAAGCACTTGTAGCAAATGAAGGTAAAGTACTAACTCCTGGAGTAAAGCCTGAGCCTGAAATTACATACCATACGCTTGTAGGAAATGATGGATCAGGGGTTAAGGAAAAACTAGTTAATACTCTACCTACTCCTGCAGAAACAGCAGATGCTGTAGTAGCGGGAATAGTATCACTATAAACTTCAGTATCATTTGTATCTAAGGTAGATACCGTATTCTCCTGGAAGAATAATCTTGAAGGTGTTGAAAACTCTTTATTAATAAGGGTTTTAAACGATAAGTCTTCTTTATTTAATGGCATCTATTTTATAAATATTAGCTGTAAGTTATTGTTAAAGATCTGATGAAATCTGTATTTGGAGTATTTCTATATCTAATCCAAATAACACATCCATTTGCACCTGTATTTACACCAGCGGGAAGGGCCCAGGTGACAGTATAAGTTGTAGTATTGTTTGTTGTAATTGTATTTCGTATTCCTATTATATTTCCAGTATTAGAACCTACAGCTCGACCTAAATCATAATAAAAATTAGCGGTTTCAGCTCCGGTTATATCTGCTTTTAATACAAGTACGGCTTCTAATCTACCTCCACTACCCCAAGCACTAATAGGTGTTGAAGCAGCAAATGCACTTGTATTTCTTAAAATAGAAAAAGTACCAGCAATTCTGTTTGTTGAACCAGGTATTGAATTTCTAAAGTAATTAGCATATGAAGTTGATAATGAAGTAGAACCCGATACAAAAGCACCATAATCACCCCATCTACCTACAATTAACCTAGCATTTTGTACTTGTAAATTACCATCAGTTAAAGTTGAACCTGATGCAAAGCCTGCTGTTTGTAAATTTGTATAACGTTGTGCTTCATCTACAAAAATATCATTTTGAGTATTGTTATTATTTGTAGATTGGGCCGAGGTGTAAGAATTTATATATGAATTAGATAAAGTATAAGAAGTAGCAACGTTTGATTTATTAGGTTTAGAAACAGTTATATTGCCTGTACCTGTAGCTTGACCTGAGTGAGTTGTTGCTGCTAATGTTCTTGTTGATGTTAATCTTAAAGTGTCGTTCCATAAAGGAGTATTACTTCCTGTTGTTAATGTTGTAAAGAATGAGGATGTTAAACTTACTTGGTTTAAGTTATAAACAGGATTAAATAAATCACTACCTGTAAATCCAACAGTAAAAGTAGCACCTCTTAACATTGTTATACCACTTAAATAATTAAAAGTAGTACTACTTGTTACACAAGTTACACCTGATATTGATTGGTTTGGAAAATCTCCAGCACCACCCACATAAAATAATTGAAATGGATTAGTAGTACCTGCTCCATTATCTGCTGATATTTTGTATTGAACTGAACCTGTTTGAGTAATAGTATCATCAATAGAGGCTGAAAATATTGCCCAGAATGTATTAAATGTGCCTAAAAAGTCAATATCTATAGTATTAGAACTACCTAAACCACTTGATAATGATCTTGAATCTACAGTTGCAAATGCTGCTGTTCCATAAGCTCTACTTGAGGTAACACCTCCAATTAAACTAGCGCTAATATCAGAGGCTTTACCTGCTCTTGAACCTGTCGCTCTTAAATCTATGTTAGTAGCGGCTGTTAACGTTGTATATTGAGAATAAGCAGAAGCTGTAGCATACCATTGAGAATTTAATCCTCCAGCTAAATAACCAGTAAATACAGCAGGGTTTGTTCTGCTCATATTTGTATTAGTTAATACAGGGGCTTTTGCAGGTGCTAAATCAAGAAATGCTTCACTAATCTCGTCTAAAGCATCTGCTAATTTAGTTGATGTTGTAAATGTATCAAAGAATCCATCTGAGTAGGTACCATCGGTTGGGTTTCCAATTTGGGCATTTATTATACCTAAACCTGAACCTGTAAATTCAGATGCAAAAACAGACCCAGAGGAAGAAAAACTACCAGATATTTCAAAATTACCATCTACAGATACTACTGAACCTGTTTCTCTCATTAGAGAAGAACCAATATGGTCCTCTCCAGTAGCTTTCATAATTCTACCAGCAGTTAATCCAGATTCATTACCTATAGAACCAGTATTTGGTGGACCTCCAATAAGAATCGCTGAGTTGTATCCTTCCGCAGATCCTGATGGTGTCACATAAATCCATCTATCTTCTTCTGAGTCCCATAATAAAGATCCAGTTGAATTTGTTCCAAATGATCCAGAATCAACTACTACTATACCTCCAAATCTAACTACAGGATCATCTGTGCTTAAAGTAATTGTTGAAGCTCCTACAATAATTACAGAAGAAGTTACTTGAGTAAAAGAAGCGGTTCCTAATACTGTTAGATTTTGACTAACTAATAATGAACCTGTTATTTTAGTTTCTTTTAAAGAAGCAGTTCCATAAGAATATAAATCACCATCATTATCTACTTTAAATAAAGTATTAGAACCACTACTTAAAGTAAATGAATTAGTATTAATATTTACACTAGCAGTAACTGAACCACTAGCAATTTGAGATAAATTTAAGCCAGTAATACCTGAGGCGGGAATATCAAATAAACCTGCTCCTGAACCTGTAAATACATCATTTGTTGATACTGAACCTGAAAATATAGCAGGACCTATGTTTGTTAATGTAGAAGAACCCGATACCGTAAGTGAACCTGTTACTATAAGATTATTTGTAAATCTACCTGATCCTGAAACGTCTAAGCGGAAGCCTGCATCGGTGGTTGTATTAATTAATACGTTACCTGTAGTTCCAGCCACCCTCATGCCTTCAGCATATGTTCCGTACGATACACCATATCCTAAGATTGTAGTACTTCCTTTTAGGGTTACTGGTTGATAAGTAGTTCCAAGAACAGTACCTATGTTATTTGCGTGCTGAAGAAATGGATTGTTTATACCATCATTCCAAGAAAATTTAACTCCAATATTATCACTATAGGTTGTATTTATTGTAAGCTGATAACTTCCTACTCCATGAGAAATTACCAATCCATTATACCCACTAGTATTAACAATTGTTAATTTTCCCCCAGTTGAATTTGTATTTCCGTATGTAAATGATCCTGTGCCTATTAATGTATTTCCTTGTATTCTAGCGGCATAATTACTTACCCCCGTAAACGCATCATTAGTAAAGATAGGATTGATGTCTAGTCCTACTAATACGTCATTGTTTGCTGAAGCTGATAAGGTAGTATTGATTAATGTTCCTTGAGCAAGTAATCCTGAAGCTATTTTAGTTCCTGATACTGTGAGGAATGCATTGTTTAATGCTCCTGTTCCTGTATCATTAATTTGTAAACCGTACCCAGTAGTTCTTAATACCAAGCCACCAACATCATTTTGTATTGTTCTATAAGCATTTGTTGCACTTAATACAACGGTGGGTGTATAAACCCCACTACTTGCTATTATGTTGTTGTTGGATGTTATGCTGTTTGTTGCTCTTATTGTACCACTAACATCTAACTTGTATCCTGCGTCTGTGGTGGTGCCTATACCAACATTTCCGTTATCCAATACAACTATTGAAGCAGAAGCATTTGCATTTTCTACTCTAAACGATGTTGTAGCAGATGTTGTTCCTGATCCTTTAACTAATAATGAGTTAGTTGCTGAACCAGTGATTGTTAAGTTGCCTGAGAATCTACCTGAATCGGTTACAGTTAAAGAACCGGTAATCTCAGAATTAGTATTTACTCTAAATCCTGAATCAGGAGAAATTGAGGCTGTTGCAGACCCGGATGCAATCTGAGATAAATTTAAGCCAGTTATTCCAGATGCTGGGATATTAAATAAACCTGCCCCTGAGCCTGAAAAACTACCGCTTACTCCTCCAGTAACACTTATAGAACCAGTTACTTGTAAAGAAGATGTTGTAAAATATAAAGATGAGCTTAATTCAGTAAATAATTCATCTCCAGGAAGACCTTGACTACCTGAAGGTCCTTGAGCACCTGCTGGACCTTTAGGGCCAGGTGTATTTATTTCAATGACATTAACAACAGGTTGTGTAACAACAACTTGATTTTGGTCACTATCAGTAATGACTATAATGTTAGGGGTGTTTTCTATAGTTACTCCGTTATCTGCCATTTATTATAAGTATTTTAATATAAAGCATTCCATGTTCCTCCATCCCAAAAATGTGGTTTTGGTGGTATTGATGAAGATACAGCGAATGAACCTGTTGGAATGTTTGTTGTTGGTAAAGGATGCTGAGGGGTTAGTGTTAAAATAGCTGATGCTCCTGAAATATGGAGTGAGGAGGATGGTGTTGTTGTTCCTATTCCTATTGACCCACTATTAGTAATTCTAGCTAATTCTGCATTGTCACTAGCATGAAATGTTATATTTGTCGAGCTACTATAAGTCTTTATTTTCGTGTCGATAACATAGCCTTGTATATAATTTTCAAAGTAAGAAGAGCCGACAAATCTTTGGCTGGTGCCATTCAATCTTATAGCAATTTGACCTCCCTGACCTAATTGAAGATAAGTTTGGTTTGTTGTTATTGTACTATTTACTTCAATAGTTTGATTATCATATACTAATAATGAAGCAGAAGCATTAGCATTTTCTACCCTAAAAGTAGTTGTTGCAGATGTTGTGCCGGAACCTTTAACATGGAATCGTGCGGAGGGTGGTGTGTTAATCCCAATACCTGAGTTATTAATATACTGATAAACAGAAGAATTAGGGCTATATAATACTAAAGGTTGAGCAATTGGTTGTATATGATTACCTGCTCCATCTCTATTTAATATTAATCCATCACCAGAAGTA